ACCAATTTTAGTTATTCTCGTTAGAGATTTTGACTTTGACCAAGCTGGTTGGACATAGTCTGCGTGATAGTTCAGCGCGTTTGTCGGCAGTAACCCCACGTTTTTTTCAGGGTTATCTAGTGTCACATTGGCCACCCACTGTGCGCGAACCCAAGCCTCTCTTTCGTGTGGCTTGTCGCTCTTGCCGTCGTGAGTCCAACTGAATTGTCGCTTTTGCCAGACAACGCCACACAAAGTGTCAGGATATTTGTCCGACTGAACTCGGTTCATAGTGACTTGCGCGACTGCAAATTGGCTGAGAACACTGGCCTCTGAACGCGCCTCAAAGTACACATTCAGAGCCAGACATGTTGCGGCCAGCATTACAGATGCTCGACTTTAACGCCAATCTTGCCTTGCTTGGATTCGAAAGCCTTCGAGACTTTCGCCCAAAGCCGTGGCTCTTTCTCCAACAGATAACGACAACCCTGCGCGTCGGCAGAAATAGTCTGCTTTATCGGGTGCATATCTTCAGGAATTTTATCTTTGATTTTATCCCAGACAATCGGATCAACCTTGCGTGATACAGGCTGTGTCAGCGTGACTTTGTGGTGTTCCAGTTTGTGGGAAATTGAGCCTTCATCTTTGACATCTAATGCCTTTGTGATTTGCTCTTCTATCGCACGGCGCTTTGCGATAATTTCTTTTTCTTGCGCCTTCACTTCTAGCCACTCGGAGGCCAATCCATCAATATTGCTCATCGCAATTTTCCTTTTCTTACTCTCTCTACAAAAATCGGTTTACAGAAAGATTTGCAGAGAGTAAAGATATTTTTACACATTTTGTAAAAAAGGACAGAAAATGACCACATTGATCCCTATCGATGACATCCGAAAATCTTTATCAGACAGGCGTTTAACTGTTGTTGCAGAGAAATCTGGATTGTCCCACCCAACCGTAAAAGCAGTCGCTGACGGTAACGAACAAATCAGCCTGAACACATGGAAAAAGCTCTCTGAATACCTGAGTGATTCGAAATGAGGATAGAAGAATATTGCTCAAAACTGGGCTGGTATTTAGTCACGATCCCAGCAGGATCGAAAGGTCCGACATCCTTTGGTTGGCAGCAACCAGAAAAGGCTTTGTCAGATCCAGAAGCCGCTCGCGCATACTATGAGAAAAACCCCACACATAATGTTGGGTTGCTGCACGGCGCGTCAGGCACATGCGCTGTTGATATCGATCATGTCGAGAATACCAAGCTGATTTTTGAGGAGCTGGGCATAGACTTCAGCCTACTAATGAACTCCGCACCACAAATCATTGGGCGCGAAAATCGAGGCAAGCTGATCTTCAAGGCTCCACCAGATCTTGTGACACACAAAATATCGTGGCCGACTGAGAAAGATCCACGCAAGACCGAAGTTGTCTTTGAGCTGAGAGCTGGTTCAGTGCAAGACGTTCTACCACCATCGATACACCCAGATACTGGGCGTCCATATGAGTGGTCAGGTATGCCAATCTGGGATGGACTACCAGAGCTGCCGCCACAGCTCCTGACGCTCTGGAGAGATTGGGAAAAATTTAGAACCCAGCTCCAAGATATTTGTCCTTGGAAAAAGAAGGCGCAGTTCCAGCCAACGAAGAAGCCACGTCCAAAGGGCAACAACACCAGCGTGATCGACGCCTACAATGAGGCCCATGACATGCACACACTTCTGGTGCAGTATGGCTACAAGCCAACATCGCGCAGCAGATACCTGTCGCCCAACTCCACATCTAAACTGGCTGGCGTAAAATTGTTTGATGATGGCCGTGCGTATAGTCACCATGCATCAGATCCATTTGACAGCGCACACACATTCGATGCCTTCGAGCTGTATCTCCAGTACGAACATCAGGGCAATGTCAGCAACGCAGTCAAAGAAGCCGCCCAAGTTTTAAACGTCACTAATGATCCAGATTATGAATATGACAAGGAGGCCATCGATCACGGCGCAAAAATTGCAGACCAAATTTTATCAAAGCCATCCAATTTATCATCCGACAATCCTCTGGATGGCATACCAGAAAATCTTCTAAGTGTGCCGGGCATCTTGCAGGATGTTGTCAACTACTACACGGTCACGGCAATCAAACCCCAGCCACAGTTTGCAGTCCAAGCAGCCATAGCATATGGATCTGTGGTGATGGGTAGACGTTGGGTGACAGATCAGAGAAACTTTTCCAGCCTATACTTCCTCAACATTGGCGAGACTGGATCTGGAAAAGAACACACCAAGACGGTGTTAGAGGAGCTACTCGAAGAGGCCGGGCTGGATGAGTTGATCGGACCCGCTGGTTACACGTCAGCCGCTGGGGTCATCTCAACGCTCACCAAAAAACCTACACACGTTTCGGTAGTGGACGAGCTTGGACGACAACTGAAGTCAGCCGCTGCCAAGGGGAACCAACACAAGGCAGATGCACTAACATCCATTATGGAATGTTTTGGCAGACAGGATGGCACGCTTAGACAGCAGGGCTACGCAACCAACACAATGAAATCGGCAGATGCTGAGAAACTAGAGAAGGTGGTAAAGCGCCCCAGCCTGACCCTAGTCGGCATGTCCACACCGTCAGAGTTCATGCAGGCAATCGGTGGTGGTGACGTAGCGTCTGGTCTGCTGAACCGATTCGTTATCGTAAAGTCTGAGATCGGGGTGCAGCTATCTCAGAAAAAGCGCAGATCAAATATCTCAGAACGTCTGGCAACATGGTCAAAGGATCACGCCCACGCGCAGATTGGTGATTTAGATTTGGGCAATGCACATGATATGCCGCCACACCCAATTGAGGTTCCGTTCACGTTTGAGGCTGAGACACTGCTCAGATCGTATGAGGAGCGACTGGTGGATGCCATCAGGAGAGAGACTGGCACTGGCTTGGAGGCCATGTACAATCGATCCAGAGAGATCGCCATGCGCCTGTCTTTGATCATATCCAGATCAATGGGCCAAGATGAAATCGGTCCAGACGCAATGCAATGGAGCATCGATTATGTCGATCACTACGCCAAGCAAACTATTGAGATGTTCCGCTCGAACATGGCCGAGGGTCCATTTGATGCAGCGTGTAAAGCCGTCTACGCCAAGATCGAAAAATCTGGTCTGGGTGGCATTACCGAAAGTCAGATCTCACGCACAGTGTCGGCATTTGCAAATATGGAACCCAGACGGCGCAAAGAAGTTTTCGCGGCGTTGCAAGAAGATCGCGGCATTGAATACCGCCAGACAAACGAGGGGCAGAGGGGCAAGCCAAGGTTTGCTTATTTCGCCCCACCACAACATTGAGGATAGAAAATGGATAGAGCAGAAATTTTAGATACCGCAAAAAAATATGTGACCAAGGATCGTGCAGACCAGCACGGCGATATGGAAAGTAACTTTACAATGATAGCTGATCTCTGGTCAGTCTATCTGGGTGTGGAGGTCAAGCCGCACGATATTGGCGTCTGCATGGCACTCCTGAAAATCGCCAGAGTCAAATCAAATCCCAAGAATAAAGATAATTGGATTGATGGGGCTGGATACATGGCGTGTGGCGGGGAGTTGTCGGGATGAAGTCATCAGTTATAATCGGGGGAAAGTCGCCCAAAAACAGCCGCAACGCTGCTGACTTCTACGCAACCCCACCTGAATGCACCATCGCACTGATCGATAGATTTGATTGGCTGTTTCGGGGTGGGCGTATTTGGGAGCCAGCTTGCGGCGATGGGGCGATCTCAAAAGTTCTGGAGGAACGCAACTTCAGAGTGATCTCAACGGATCTGCATGACCGTGGCTATGGCCATAGTAACATGAACTTCCTGACTGCTGATTGTTCCTGCGATGGTATCATCACAAATCCACCATTTAATCTGGCTGCTGAGTTCATTGAGAGATGCGCCCAAAAAGAAGTTCCGTTTGCAATGCTCACCAAGGCCACATTCTGGCACGCTAAGAAGCGGCAGAGACTGTTCTGGCAGACAAAGCCACTGGCTGTGATTGCTCTGACGTGGCGTCCAGCGATGTCACCAGAGCGTGGAAAGAGCGCCACAATGGATTTCATTTGGACAGTCTGGAGCAAAAAACCATCACTCAAAACAAATTATATTTTGGCTAGTAAACCGACTTTACCACCACAATCTGATGTGATTTAAGATCGCTGTGGGTGACACCGCTGGGCATTCGTTTTCAAACGCAGCCGTGAAACCCACACGATTATTCCATATTATCTACCATTAATTGTATGGCGTAAGCGGCGACTGGGTTCAGCGGCCTCTCCCCGCTCTCCCATCGGCGTATGGTGCGGTTACCGTTCTGTCCCATGCCCCACTCATCTGCCAGAGATTGCTGGCTGTATCCAAGCGCGCGTCGCGCATTTTTGAATTGCTCTGGTGTCATGTCGTCACCTCTTCAATTTCATCCCACATCTCACGGTCAAGGCGAGCGAGTGTATTGTCGATATGCTCGGCAACTCTCTCGCGGGTGTTGGCAAACTCCCACAACTTTTTACCGTATGGCCATCCCTTCGCTCTCCACTCACCATAAGGGTTGTTTGGGCTGGTGTCGTTGTGGATTTCAATGCCGCGATACGAATAGACGTTGCCGCCAAAAGATCCAGTTTTATTTAATTTTGTGAATTTGCGTTTTGTCATTTTGTATCTCCTAAGTAGTGGGCTTCATTGCCCTATACAAGTAACGTAGGACATCTGGCCCTCATGTTCAAGGGCTATATGCAAATTATTTTAAATTATTTTTTTCGTGCCTTTATTTATTGCAGTATTTAGTGCTTTTTTAAATAACGGTGTATTCTCTATTTAAAACAATGGCTTAGTATTAATTGCATTTATTGCAATAATGCAGTCACCTATAGTGCCTAATACCCCCCCCATATGTATCAGAGAGAGGGGTATGGTAGGTAGTATGTAGTAATGTAATAAATAATATATCTATTATATATACTATAAGAATAAGGGGTTTGGGATGGGTGAATAAGTGCAGTCAGCTAGACTGCAATAAATAAGCATTAAATACATTAAAAAACTTTCGGTGACCCCTTGCAATCTATGACAGGTGTCTTATGTATGTTTTATAGAGAGAGGGAGACAACACATGTCTATACGCAGAATGGAATACAAAAAGAATGGCTTCGACATCAGATGCCGCGTTGAGGGATCTGGAGAATACGCAGAAGGGATTATCCTCTGGAAGCGTTACGGTGAGGATCATTACACCGTGATCGGCAAAATCTATAAAACCACAACAGCTCCATGTGGCACAACACGCGATACCCCAACTTGGCATCACGTCAGAGGCGAAAGCCCAGTCACCAAAAAGTCTTGGCACGAAGCGGCCAGAGATCTTTATGCTGCCTTCTCAAAAAAGGAGGCGGCATGAATTTTATTCAGCAAACAAATATCGATGGTGGGGTGTGCTTACTCCCTGCCGTCCAAGTGTCAGCCACAGAGCAAGAACTCGAATGGCTGATCGAAGGGTTGGACGGTCTTGTTCTTCCAGATCGTGCGAAGCGCATCAAGAGATCCTTGAAACGTGCGCTTCGTGAAATCGAGGGGGAAGCGGAATGAAGGTGATCATCAGAAAAACCTATGAGGATGGTGAGGAAGTTATCGAAACTTTCCCCACGTATGAGTCTGCTCTCGAAAGGGCATTGGAATTGAATGAACAGGAAGGCGATGAGTGTGATATCGATGTTGAGGTTACGGTATGATCAAGACATCCATTAATGAATTGTTGCGGAGCTATTCGAGGAAGCCAGACACTTTGAAGATCTGGCAGCTTTCTAAGGATGGTTTGTCAGCAAGACAAATATCTCAGCAAACAGGCTTCAAATTTAACAAAGTCAATTCAGCACTTCGCCGTGGGCGTGAGGCAAAAATTCTACCGCCCATCGTGAAGTCACAGTTATCAAAACAATTTGGTCGGCAGACATATATGCGGTTGGGATCAATCTCATCAATCTGCGCTGCCTTGAGTGAGGATCAGGTAAACTGGCTTGGCAATGAGGCGAGGCGATTGCAGTGTGAAACCGTGAGTGAATTTATTTTGGAATTGGTGCGTGATGCACACGCAAATGAGGAGTTGAATAATGGATAAGCTAAAAGAAATGCTCCGCGAGATGGAGTGTGACCTCGGGATATGGGGAGATATAATTGGAGGGTTATGCTTAATGCTGACCCTCTATCTAATATTAATATTTGCGGTGGTGCTATGAATAGAATGGAAAATCAAATCCAAGAGTTTTTGGGCGTTCTAGATTCAACTCAGACATCAATCAATCACATGTTGGTGTTCTCAATCATCTGCCAGAACCAGCCAATCACCAGCGCAGATCTTTCCGAGAGAATAGGTATGAAGAAATCTACTCTCAATAGATTGCTGCACTCGCTATCAAGCAATAGCAGAGGCCAAGTCAAGGCGGCAGAGTTAATCGAAATCGAAATGATGCATGATGATAGGCGTCACCGAAGCATTAGTCTCACGCCAAAGGGTGAGAGCCTGATGAATAAAATGTTTGGAGATAAATGATGATCATTAAATCTTGGAAGTTCACTGGCTTCAAATCAACCTTCCCAGATTGGGTTGCAGAAAATACATCCAAACGTGCAGGATCAAATCACCTCTGGGTTCACACTCAGTACGGTGAAGCGCCAGCAAGAGTTGGTGAGTGGATCTCAATCAATCTGCGAGGCCACGTCGATATTCACTCAGATAAACCAAACAGAGGATGGTCAAAGAAAATGATGGCAGGATCAGCGTTTGCAGTCATAGTTTTCGTTTTGCTTGTTACAGTGGTTGCGTTGTGATAGATCAAATACATTACTGCTCTCCAATCCATCATGCCTGTGACAGATTGGTCAACTGACCCGCTTCGGCGGGTCTTTCTTTTTCTGAAATTATAAAATAAGCTCTAACTGAGAAAGGTACTCACATGGCAAAGAAAAAATCAAAGAACCCTGTCGGTAGGCCGAGGTTCGAGGTCACAGAGGAAGTTCTGGCGAACACTAGGCGTTTCATGGCGCAGGGTTTGACAAAGGAGCAGTGTGCTGCTGCGCTGGGTATATCACGCTCTAAATTCTTTGAAATTCAGGAACAAAATGTGGATTTCTTGGATGCAATAAAAGGTGGCGAGGCCGAGGGCGTACAGCAAGTCACCAATGCTCTCTATGAAAAGGCCACGATAGATCGTGATAACACTGCGATGATCTTCTACCTCAAGAACCGCGCAGGCTGGGTGGATAAGCAAGAGCATAAAGTAGAAACAGAAAACACAGTAACATTAGATCTGACAAGGATTGGCATCAATGAACTCAGCGCAATTGAAAGAGCTTTTGAGCAATCTAACTCTGGAGCAAGTCAGGGCAGAGAAATACCGCCGCTCATTGAGGGAGTTTACGAAGAACGCATGGCCGACGATTGAACCGGGCGTAGACTTCCAGAACAATTGGCATGTCGATGCAATCAGCGATCACCTTCAGGCTGTTGTCGAGGGAGACATCAAACGACTGATCATCAACGTGCCGCCACGCCACATGAAGTCGATCAGCGTGGCCGTTGCGCTGCCAGCGTGGACGTGGACCCACCAGCCACACAAGAAGTTCCTGTATGCCTCTTACGCAAGCTCTCTGTCGATCAGAGATAGCACCAAGTGCCGCCGACTAATCGATAGCCCTTGGTATCAGTCGCACTTCAGTGACAGGTTCGCGCTGACTGGCGATCAGAACCAGAAGCAGAGATTTGAGAACGACAGGACAGGCTACCGCATAGCAACGTCTGTCGGTGGCGCTCTGACTGGCGATGGCGGTGACATCATCTGTATCGATGATCCGCACAACGTAGTGGATAGCGACAGCTCCAAGGTGCGTGAAGGCGTTCTGGAGTGGTGGGATCAGGCGATGCAGACGCGGCTCAACGATCCCCGCACTGGCGCATTCGTCATCATAATGCAGCGCGTCCATGAGCAAGATCTGACCGGGCATATCCTCTCAAATCAGCTTGGTGATGAGTGGGATCACCTGTGCCTTCCTGCCCGATATGAAATTGGTCACCCAACGCCAAGCCAGTCAATGCTGGGGTTCTCAGATCCACGCACAGAGGAGGGTGAGCTGCTCTGGCCTGAACGTATCGATGACAGGACACTGTCAAACCTAGAGCGCAGCCTTGGCTCCTACGCAGCGGCTGGGCAGCTCCAACAGCGCCCATCGCCAAAAGGTGGTGGAATCCTAAAGGCGAGCTGGTGGGTTCCTTGGGAGAAGGAAGACTTACCTGACATCGAATATGTGCTGCAATCATACGATACGGCATTCGAAGCCAAGGAAAGCTCCAGCTTCAGCGCACGAACAACGTGGGGCGTGTTTAAACACAACGGCCACGATTGCGCTATTGTGCTTGAGTGTTGGTACGACAAAGTCAGCTATCCTGACCTACGGCGCTTGGCTCAAGAGGCATACGATGACTGGGAGCCTGACGCAGTGCTGATTGAGAAGAAGGCGTCAGGCCAGTCACTCCTGCAAGATTTACGCATGGCAGGCGTACCAGTTCTGGCCTACAGCCCAGACCGAGACAAGGAAGCTCGCGCCCATGCTTCGAGCGCACTTTTGGAAGATGGCAGGATTTTCTTCCCTTCCAATCGAAAGTGGGCTAAAGATTTAATTGATATATGCGCGGCGTTTCCAGCACATCCGAATGATGATGTTGTTGATACATGCACTCAGGCTTGGTTACGCTTACGCAGAGGATGGTTTGTTGGGCATAGCGAAGATCCCGATGATGACGATTTTGTAGAGACTAGAAGGATGACGATGTATGGCTGAACCAGAAAACATTATCCCATTTGCTGAAGGCGCTCCTGCCGACAATCTAATGATCGAAGAGCTGCCAGACGGCGATGTCCTGATTGGTGATCCAGAATTAGACATGATGCAGGAAGTCGAGGACGCAGAGTTTGATCAAAACCTTGCAGAAGCAATCGATGAACGAGAGCTGGAGCGCAAGGCGCAAGAGCTGATCGGGTTCTTTGAGAACGATAAGGAAGCCAGATCTGAGTGGGAGCATCGCTACAAGCAAGGCTTGAAGACGCTAGACCCAGACGGTGGCCTTGATGAAAGCGAAGATGAACGCGCAACTCGCGGTCTGTCCATCGTTATCCACCCACTAATCGCAGAGGCAGCTACCCAGTTCAACGCTCGCGCTGTCGCGGAGCTGTACCCATCAGGCGGTCCAGTCAAATCTGTCATCGTTGGTGAGCCAGACGAAAAAATGGAAGAGCAAGCTCGCAGAGTGCGCGAGTTTATGAATTACCAGATCACGCAGGAAATGCCTGAGTATTTCCCTGATCTGGACCAAATGCTGTTTCACCTTCCGCTGATCGGCCACACTTTCAAGAAGGTCTGGTGGGATGCCAACATGGATCGGCAGTGCAGCCAGTTCGTAAAGGCTGAAGATTTTGTTGTGGCTCCAGAGAGCAAGGATCTCTACACCAGCCCACGCTACACTCACGTCATCCGTATGCCGAAAAATGATTTCAATCGCTACGTCCAGAACGGTTACTATCTCCCGACAGCCTACATTGGTGATAGCATCGATCCTATTGATGACGTGATCGGAGAGATCGAAGGCGTCGATGAATACAGCGACAACAGCCAAGACGATGTGATGACGCTGCTCGAAATGCACGTCTATGATTTGTTCGAGGGCATCGATGGCAAAGAAATGGATAGCGATGAGGCAGACGAAAATGCTGTCGCCATCCCATATGTCATAACCATCGACTATGAAAACCAGCGCGTTGTCAGTGTTAGACGCAACTGGAAGCAAGACGATGAGATGAAGAAGCGCCGTGACTGGTTTGTGAGCTACAAGTTCTTGCCCGGTCTAGGGTTCTATGGCTTTGGACTGTACCACATGATCGGTGGCTTGGGCAAAGCAGCGACTGGATCGCTCCGCGCCCTGCTCGACAGTGCCGCATTTGCGAACATGCAGGGTGGATTCAAATTGCGTGGCCGTGTCAATGGCGGCGATATGCAGATCAGCCCCGGTGAATTTGTGGATCTCGACAGTACAGTTGATGATGTCAACAAGGCGATCATGCCGCTGCCGTTCAAGGAGCCTTCGGGTTCTCTGTTCAATCTGCTTGGCTACATGGTTGATGCTGGTCAGCGATTTGCTAGTACAGCAGATCTCAATGTCGGTGACGTGAACCCCAACGCCCCAGTTGGATCTACAGTCGCTCTGATTGAGCAAGGGTCCAAGGCATTCAGCGCAATCCACAAAAGGTTGCACTACGCACAGGGTCAAGAGTTCAAGCTGCTGGCTGAATTGAACGCAGAGAACTTGCCTGATGAGTTCAGCTTTGCAAAGGTTGGAGCGGCAAATATTATTTATCGCAGCGACTTTGATGATCGCATTGACATCGTGCCAGTGTCGGACCCGAATATCTTTTCTACAGCCCAGCGCATCGCACAGGCACAAGCTGTCTTGGAAATGGCGCGATCTGCTCCCCAGCTCCATGATTTGTATTCAGCATATAAGCGGATGTACGAAGCGATCCGCATACCAAACATCGATGAGATACTGAAGAAGCCAGAAGACGCTGTTCAGATGGACCCAATTGATGAGAACATGAGCGTGATGTACGGCAAACCAATCCGCGCATTCCCAGAGCAAGACCATGACGCGCACATTGCGGTTCACATGCAGTTCCTGCAAGATCCATCACTGGCAGGCAACCCCGGCGCGAAGGCAATGCAGCCTGTGTTGATCGCACACATCGCAGAACATATCGCGCTGCTGTATCGCCAACGCATGGCAGCAAGTGTCAATATGCCAATGCCGCCACTGCCCGATTTCAAAGAAAAGATGATCAAGTTCGAGGATGTAGATCCAGAGCAAGATCGCCTGATCAGCCAACGTGCAGCGCAAGTTGTGGCTGCGTCACCTCAGATGAAGCAGATCGAAGCAATCCGAGGCATGGGTGGTCAGCAAGGGCAGCAAGGAAATCCGTTGCAATACGCACAAGAACTGGCCAAGTTGGAGACAGAAGCTCTGAAGGCGAGAACACAAGCCCAGATCGAAGCAGATCAGGCCAAGGCTCAGTCGAATATTCAGATCAAAGAGGCAGAGGCGCGTCAGGATATGGAGATCGACATGGCCAAGGCACAAGCCGATTTGCAGGCCAAGGTCACCAAGCTAGAGGCAGAATTGCAGCTTGAACGAGAAAAGAACGCAGCTAAAATCCAAATGGAGGCAATTAAAAACAATGTACCCCCAGTATAGGCTCCCTCCAATTAATCCTGCTGCTTTTGGTGGATTGCCACCACAGCAGGGTCCACAAGGTGGTCCCCCTGTGCCTTCTCCCGCGCAGGGTGGACCACAAGGTGGTCCTCCAATGGATATGAATAAATACCTGATGAACAAAGTCGCAGAGATCCGCGAGAGGATGGGCGCTGGTGATATGGGTGCATTGAGTGCAATTGCAGACGCAATGCCACAACCACAGATGAATGTGGCAGCGCAGCCCCCACAACCACAGCCACAACCACAGCCACAACAAAGGATGGGTTGATGCCTAACAATAAAAGAGATTTGAGCCTTGATATGACTGGACTTGATCTGCCAGTTTCTGGTGATCTTCGATACAGTTCAGGTCCAAGCGGCTCTATCTTAGAGGCCAACATCAAAAAGACATTTGGCGGCGAAGAGGGGTCTATTACCCCATCTATTGGGTACACTGATCAGAGGGGAAACTTTTCAGATGATTTTCTAAGCTCAGATGTCAGATCAAAAACCATTCGCGCTGGAGTTGACGGCGACTTACAGCTCATGGATGGCGATCTTGATCTGACTGGATCTTTACTTGGGGCTAGAACATTTACAGATGAAAATGTGAATATCCCCAGCATGAACCAAACTTTTAGCAATTCAAACGTAGGGACTTTCACCAAGATCGGGATTGGCGCTCGCATGGGAATGTTTGATGTCACGGCAAATCGGCAAAAACAAAGTGGCTCAGATCCCTATTACTCTGGCACACTTGGCATAAATGTCGGCAAAGGTGGCCGATTTGAGTATTCCGATTCAAATAAATCTGACCCCACAATCGGATTTAATTACAACCTGAGCTTTTAAAATGGACCACTGCTTACTTGGCGCTGTGATGGATTTGATCTTAAATGATCCGTACTACGCGAAGAAAAGCGTTTGGAGCCAGAGAAATTCTGTGTACTATGCAATAAAGCACGGTAAGTGTTTGGTTCATAGGGTGGATGGAAAAGTGACAGGGTTTTGCGCCTATGGATTTTTCACTCAGGAAGAGATAGACAGTGACTTGTGGAATGGAGATGAGGCGTATGCGCGGGAAGACGGCGAAGTTTTTTACTTCACTAAGTTCCAGTGTAGGCTTGGTTTCCGAGAAGTTATTAAGTTTGCTAGGGATGTTCGATTGGCTGTGTCAAAGAAATATCCTGATAAAGAAATTGGGAATGGTGTGCGTATATACCCAGACGGTGGCAGGCGCGATGAAAAATGGCATAGGAAAGTAGCATGACTAGACTTATGGAGATGATGGGCCTTGGATTTATGCCAAGGATTGTTTTCGAAGGCGGCGGCGGCGGCGGTGGCGAAGGTGGTATGGATGAAGCGGAAGGCCTGAATGATGTAACAGGCTACAGCGCAGATAAAGGCGAGATCGGTGGGGTTGCGGATGCAGATGGCAAAGTAGCCACAGGCGCTCAACTTGCAGCAAATGTTGCTAGGGCAAAGGCGAGAAGTGCCTTATCTACAGCAGAAAAAGCGGCCCAAGGTACTAAGGCTGGATCTGCCGCCCAAAATGCTGTTGTAGAAGCAGCTATTGCATATGACAAAGCCGTTCAAACCGCTAAGACGGCGGGAGTGAAATCTCAATCAAATCCTGAATTAGCAGCATTCAGACCCAAGTCGAGGCCAAAATCAGTTGAGGCCAAGGCCAAGGCAATAGCAGACAAAAAAGCAGCAGCAGCTAGAGCAGCAACAATAGCTGCTACAGCGACGGCAACAGGCTTAACAAAAGAAGCTGTTGAAGCGAATATAAATAGTGCAACGAACACAGATGATAAGTGGGGATACACCAAAGCTGACGGTACAGTTGTATCTGCCACCAGAGATAAGTTTGATGGCGGTGGAATAAACTCTGCTGGTGCTGGCTTTGCTAGAAGTGGTGGTCGTGCGGCTGATACAAATGCTGATGGCTTTGTTACAGCGGAAGAGGCGGCGGCTGTCGGTGGATTGCAAGGAAACTTTGCGTCTGGGATATCTAATTCAATAGGTGCTACGCCCTACGGATCTGGTTTAGCTCCGACTGGAATTGCTGGATTTTTAAGTAAAACTCCTTACGGTATGGCTTATGGGGCATTGAGGGATCTTTCGCGAGGTGAATCACGCAGGAGTATAGCCGCCAGAACTGGCTATACTGCACCGGGTCCGGGTTACACAATAGGTGGTACTGGAGGTGAATCTGGCTCCAATGATCCGGGTCTTGTCGGTGAGGGTATGCCGTCTGATCAATTTAGGCGTGAGAACACATATAGTACACGCCCCACATCTGAGACATATACCCGAAGATACAAGGGTGGTGGTTTAGGTGCATATTCCCCAAGCTATTTGCGTAAATACGCCAGCGGTCAGAAAATAAATGAACTGGTTCGTGAAGTCACACTTGCGGATGGATCTAAGGCATACTTAACCCCTGATGGTGAATATCTAGAGATGGGTCAGTTTGCCAACACTGCTACAGGTAGTGATGTGGTAATGGATACTGGGGAAGAAGAATATGTCTCAGGATATAAGATGACAGACGCTATGGGTAATGTAACAGAATATGATGCTGCGGGTAATGTTATTAGCACAGACGGCGGTCTTCCTAAGACACAAAATACAATTTTGAGTGACGCAAGCTATCAAATGGAGTTTGATGGGCCGCAAGAATACGAAGACAGGTACAACCCCTTTGGTGCAGGAATATAGAAAAGGATTAAGACTATGGACGAAGAAATGCAGATGAACCCAGACTTTCAACTGGTGATGAAGTTTCTCCAAAATATTCGCCCCGGTGATATGGATGAAGAATCATCTCAACAGTTGATGGGAATTGGTCAACGCATTCAAAACGGCGGCGTTCTATCAGATAAAGAGCGTGAGATGTTTGAGAGTGTCGTGGGCGCGATGCCAGATATGGAAATGTCTTACGAAGTTGATGGCCAAATGGAGGGTATGACGCCTTCACAAATGGATGCTGCAAGATCTAGCGGCGAGATCACACCCATGACAGACGCAGAGCGTCAAATGGCAGAAGAGGATGCATATTTCCAGCGTCTGCGTGAAGAGCAAGAGCAGATGTATAATATGAACCAGATGCAACAAGAGGGTGCAGCCCCAATGACATCAATGCGCCCACGAATGCGCCCATAAAGGAGGTTAAAATGGCTCAAATAAATGTAGAAAATATGGAAGAAAACGCAGATCTGTTCTTTGCAAAAATGGGTTTTCCGCATGACGCTGACGGTTTGAACATGACTGAAGAGCAGCTCGTAAACTTTGTATTGCTCTGCCAACAAGAATACATGCTTGGCGATGAATACGATGAAGAGTATGAGCATGATTGCGACTGTGAAGGTGAAGACGATTGCGACTGCCATCACGACAAAATGATGATGCCTGAAGAGGGTGACGTTAAGGTAAAGGTCATGCGGCTTGGCGGCGGCAATGTCCATGAGCTGATGAACGAAATCTTGGGCGGCTAATATGCCTGTTCGCAAGGTCAAGGGCGGCTACCGATGGGGCAGCAAGGGCAAGGTCTATAAGACTAAGGCCCAAGC